AGGCCAAGCTCCATGGCGGCAAAACCCATGGCCAAAAAGGCTCCACCGCCCGCAGCGCCGTCCTCCCGCACTGCTTCCAACGGCTCAGGGGGCAGAAATACGGTCACTTTGAATGCGGCAGAGCGTGAAATGGCGTCCATCATGGGCATGACGCCGGAAGAATACGCTAAAAACAAGGTTGCCCTGAAAAAAGAAGGGAAGTTGAACTGATGAGCGACGATAACACACCGGAAATCATCAAAACTGTTGCGGAAGCCACTAAAAAGGGTCCGGGCAGGCCAAAAAAGAAGCCGGAAGAAATGCGCCCTGAGCCAATTGTAGAGGCAAGGGAGGAAATGCGGGCTTCCAAGCGTGAAGAAGACCCCAGATCGCGCGCAGAACGCAGGGCGGCTGAGATTCGCCAGCATCTGAAGGGCGATGTTAGCGATGGCGCAGACAGGTTCTATGTTGACCCGCATATCATCCCAGATGGCTGGTCATATGAATGGAAGCGCAAGACCATTTGGGGCAAGGAAGACCCCGCCCATGAGGTTGAGCTGTCCCGTCAGGGTTGGGAGCCTGTTCCTGCATCGCGTCACCCTCAGATGATGCCGAAGGGCAACTGGCAGACCATTGAGCGTGATGGAATGATCCTGATGGAACGTCCGAAGGTAGTCACGGATGACGTTCACAAGGCCAATCTCAGGAATGCCCGCCTGCAAGTAAAGGCCAAGGAAGCCCAGCTTAATCAGGCACCGGAAGGCACGTTTGAGCGTGATGATCCGCGTGTAAAGGCAAGCATCAAGAAGTCATTTGAGGCCATGCCAATAGAAAATGAGTAAGTAAACGTGGGAGGCTGAGACACCGCTTCATTAACTTGAGGCGGTGTTTTATTTTATCTATTGCGCGTTTTACTTTCTATGTTATAAGTTAATCATCTTCCCCCGGTGTGGAAGTTAACCTTTGTCTGGTCACTACATAGCTCGGCGCTGTTGATGTGACTGCTCTCTAGGAGAAACCGGGATGCCCAACACAAACGCACCCTTTGGTTTTCGCCAGTATCGCGGACTTGGTTCTGCGCCGACCTACGAACAGTCAGTTCGTCTGATTAAGTCGGACAACACCACTGCCGTCTATTTTGGCGACCCCGTATCCAACCTCAACACGGGTTACATTACCCGCGCTACGGCTGGCACGGCCCAGATCGCTGGCATCTTTGCTGGATGCAAGTATCTGTCCACCTCTCAGAAGCGTACCGTCTGGTCCAACTATTGGCCGGGTTCGGACGCTGCTGCTGACGTTGAAGCCTACATCATTGACGATCCGAACGCTCAGTTCCTTGTACAGGCTGGCGGCACGGCTATCGGCCTTGCTGACATGGGCCTCTATGTTCAGTTCAACCTCGGCACGGGCAACGCTTCGACGGGCATCTCTGGTGCCTTCATTGAAAGCCCCGCCGTCACCGCCACTCTGCCATTCCGTATTATCGGCTTCGATGTCGATCCTCCGGGTTCCAATGGCACCGACATTACGTCTGCCTATAACTACGTGATCGTCGGCTTCAACAATGTCACCAGCCGTAACAACGGTTCTGGTCCGACTGGCATCTAAGAGGAGTAGGGATCAATGGCTGTTAATCTCTCAGCAATTAAAGACCTTCTCCTCCCCGGACTCCGTGGCATTGAAGGTAAGTATGAGCAGATTCCGTCTCAGTACGACAAGATTTTCACCAAGCATGAGTCGCGCATGGCTCTGGAGCGTACCGCTGAAATGCGTTACCTCGGACTGGCGCAGCTCAAGACCGAAGGTGGTCAGACCGCTTTCGACAACGGTGCTGGTGAGCGTTTTGTGTACAACCAAGAGCATACGGAAATCGCTCTCGGCTACGCAATCACCCGCAAGGCGATTGACGACAACCTGTATAAGACGCAGTTCCAGCCGTCGAACCTTGGCCTGATTGAGTCTTTCAATCAGACGAAGGAAATCTACGGTGCGAACGTCATCAACACCTCCACGACCTACAATGCGTCTGTTGGTGGTGACGGCAAGGCTCTTATCGCTACCGACCATCCGATTGATGGCGGCACGGTTGCCAACCGCCCCGCGACTGACGTTGAGCTGAACGAAGCGACCCTGCTTTCGGGCATGATCGCTATTCGTACTGCTTTCAAGGATCAGGCCGGTCTGAAGGTGTTTGCCCGCGCCCGCAAGCTGCTGGTTCCGCCGCAGCTTGAGCCTGTTGCAATCCGACTCATCAAGTCGGAACTGCGTCCGGGTACGGCAGACAACGATGTCAATGCGATTATCAGCACATCAGGCGGTCTGCCTGAAGGCTATATGACCAACGACTACCTAACGTCTGCAACTGCATGGTTCCTGCTTACGAACATCGACGGCCTCTCCTACATGGAGCGCGTCAAGTTCGAGACGGATATGCAGGTTGACTTCGTTACTGATAACCTTCTTGTCAAGGGGTATGAACGGTACTCTTTTGGCTATTATAATTGGCGCAGCATTTGGGGTTCGCTGCCCACTTAACAATGGGTTAAGAGGGTTATTCACAAAAGACAAGATTTGGGGGTTGTCCTTCATTCTGAAAGACTGTAAAGTCAAAGGAATGAAAGGATGGCCCCCAAATGTCTAACATAAAACAAATCCCACTTACTTACGAAGAAGCTGCTCAAAAAATAAACTATAACCCGGAAAACGGTGTTTTCACATGGCTTGTCGATGTGGCGAGAAATGTAAAAGCTGGATCAATAGCTGGAAGTCTAAAAAACACCAGAACAAGCAATACTTCCGGCAAAAAAGCTAACTATATTTACATACGACTAAATCATTATGAAATACCCGCTGCGCGCATGGCATGGCTTCTTTATTACAAAGAATGGCCCGCTTCTAATGTTATCTTTCAAGACAAAGACACAACCAACCTTCGCATTGAAAATCTTTCTCTTGGAAAGTTTCCTTACGAAAAAATTGTAAAAGGTGAGCGTGTTCAGAGGAAGATGTCTACTGAAGCCATGCGCCACTACGGCCTCAAGCGTTACTACGGCATTGACCTTGCCAAATACCAAGAAATGCTTCTTGCTCAGAACGGCGTGTGCGCTATCTGCTTCAAGCCCGAAACAAGCGTTGTGAACGGGAAAATCAAGCCATTGGCGGTAGATCACTGCCATGACAGTGAGCGCATTCGCGGGCTATTGTGCGCGAGATGTAATCAGGCAATTGGTTTACTAAATGAAGACATTAACATCCTAAACAATGCTATTGAATACTTGCGCAACTACAATATTGCTGATACGAATACATGAGGCGGGAAACTGCCTGTTCTGGACTAACCTGTTGTACCGACCGATCCAGCGGACTTTGCACAGACGGTACAGCGCAAGTGCAAGGAGGTTCCATTGGGAACGACAACCTTCACCGGCCCGATTAAGGCTGGAAACATCCCTAACACCAGCGGCTCTACGCTGGGTACGGATGTAAGGAATACTGGCTGGGTACTTATGTCCCAGTCATCTGCTGTTACGCAGGCAAGCGGTGCAACCAGCATCGTCATCCCGGCTAACAGCCAGATCGTTGACATCAAGGTATTTGTGACCACTGCCTTTACTGGCGCGGCCACGACCTTTGGCGTTGGCACGACTGCATCTGCCACGTTCCTTACGGCGGCTGGTGCGCTGGATGGTGTTGCTGTTGGCCCGCTGACGGCCAGCCCCGGCACGGACGCTACGCGCAACGGCAACTGGATTGATGTTGGCACGACTGACCGCAAGATCGCGGTTACTTCCACCAACACCGGCTCTGGCGTGGGTAACATTGTTGTTACTTACCTTCAGAACCGTGACGCAACCTAATCTGTAAGGAGCAGATCACATGGAAAAGATGAAGGGCGTTGCCCCGCAGAAGAACACGCCGGAACTGGTTTCTGGCAACAAGGACGTTGTTGAAGCTGCCCGCAAGATGCGCAAGTCTGGCGGCAAGGCTGGCAAGGACATGGGCAAGATGAAGGGCAAGATGGCCGCTATGCGCGCTGATCGCAAGGCCCGTAAGTCTGGCGGCATTTGTTCTTCCGACTGGACCGCCGCTCAGGGCGAAGGCTCTAAGCCGCGCGGTTAATGGTTCTAGGCGGTTAGCGTTCCTCCCCGATTAACCGCTTAGATAGCTCCGTGGTTGGGGCATGGACGGGGTGTTGCTCGGCATCCCGTCCTTTTTCTTAGGAGAAGGCAATGGCAAGTGGTGGTGCTTGGACGCGCAAGGAAGGCAAAAACCCTTCTGGCGGTCTGAATGAAAAGGGCAGGGCTTCGCTTCGTGCGCAGGGTCATGACATCAAGCGCCCCCAGCCTGAAGGCGGACCCCGAAAGAAAAGTTTTTGCGCTAGGATGGGTGGAATGCCCGGTCCTATGAAAGATGAAAAGGGTGAGCCAACCCGCAAGGCTCTTGCATTGAGGAAATGGAAATGTCCATGAAACCAGTTTGGGAAAAGAAGCTTCCGGCTGACCACAAGACGAAGCCGATGAAGGCTCATCAGATCAAGCAGGCCAAGGCCCGTGCGCGCGCGGCTGGACGGCCTTATCCAAATGCTGTAGACAATATTGCAGTTGCGCGAAGCAAAGGTAAATAGGTGAGCAAATGGCTGCAAACACGATTTCAAAGACAGGCTCTGGTTCAAGCACAATCTACGCTGTAGATTATTTTCGCTGTCCAGTGAATGTTGGCATTCAGGCGGTTCTCAGTGGGACGGCAACATACACTGTTGAGTACACGCTTGATGACATCACTGACAGCACGTTCAGTGCTTCGACCGCCACTTGGACTGGTG